ATCATTCAATATATTCATGTTTAATACTTCCCTTGTTTTAACGTGGATATAATTATTGTTATTAAAATATGTTCCAAAATATTTTATAGCAAAATTATGTTTGTTTAGTGTTTTCATTTCAGTTCCTTTCTTATTACAAAACTTCTATCTTTCTCGTTCAATCCTATGTCATAGAAATAGAAGCCCTTTTTTGTTGTTTTAGTGCGATCTAATCCACCAGCAAGTGAAAATTGCCCTTGAATATATGATTGACTTTGCCACGGTTCAGAATCAATTATATCTTGAAGTGTTCCACCTTTCTTTAGAATTTCAAACCATTTATTATCTCTGATTGTTTTCATTTGTTTATTTTCCTTTTTTTGTTAGTGTTTATGCTATCCCTTCAGCCAGTTCTTGAAATTTTCAGCTGTCATGATTCTGGTTTTAGATGATTTTGCATATCTGTAAATATGCTGAACCTCTACGTCGCCATTATCTAAAAGTCTGTATCGGTTACAAAAGTCATTGCAATTGTATTTTGTACCTATAAATACATCCTCCTCATACGGGAGATCGTTTATGGATCTTATTTTCATTTTTCTATTGTGATTCAGTTTAATATTCATTTTATTACTCCCTTTTTTTATTCGATGCTTATAAATTCGTTTCATAAGCTATTCAAGTTTATAACTATAAATATAAACTTGTCAAGTCTTTTTTATAAATTTATTGTTTCTTCAAATTTAGGTGGTTTACTTAGGTCTATTTTACTTAATCTCAGTCTGTCATATCCATTATTTTTCGCCCATTGATGACATTTTTCCATCAATTTGTCAGTATTAATATATCCTTTGCATTGATATAAAATTTCTTCCATATAACTGGGTTCACCAATTTTACATCCCCAAACTAATGTTTCTTCGGTTACTGGGTTAAATGTTGATTGTATTTTCATTGGTTAATCCTTTCGTTTATTGTGTTTTTCCTTGTTCAAATATAATAATAATAAAATTTAAATCAAAGGAAATACCATATATATATATTATTATTTTTGTTATATTATATATTATTAAAAAAAATTTTAATAAAACTCATAGTCTTGTAATATTTTAGGTGTCTATTGTATTTTAAGCTATGGAAAAATCAAACATCCCTCCCGATTCTTTAAAAAAAGAAGAAAAATTGAAGTTGAATAACACCGAACCTTTGAAGAAAAAAAACGGGGACCCGATGCCCCCAACGCATCGGAGCGACGGTAAATTTAAAAAAGGCGTGACCTGGGATTCCCAATTTAAACCAGGTCATAAGTTGAGCGTTGGATATGGCCGCCGGGGATCCGTAAGGGACCAACTTAGAAAAATGCTGGAAAGTAAAAAGGACATTGGACCAAATGGTAAAACCGATCTTGAACAAATTTTAGAAAAAGTTATCGAAATGAGTAAACGAGGCAACCTCCAAGCTATTAATTTATTGATGGATCGATACCTCGGCAAACCAACAGCACACGTCGAGGTAACAGCAAAGGATACTATTGAAATTGAGTAAGACGGGCAAAAACGGGATCAAGTCCTAAATGAGAAGGTGGTGGTGGGGTACACCCAAGATAAAAATAACCATCGCTATTAAAAAATTTTTTAATCAAGTAATATTGAAACCATTTTCAAAAAGTTAAAAAAAATTCGACCCAAATTTAAAAAATGATTTTCCGATATTAAAATAAATATTAAGAAGGGTATATGGCAAGGATAACTATAAAGAGGGCATCTATGTTGCCATCTCAGAGAGAATTCTTTGATAAAGATGAATTCATTTCTTTATTTGTTGGTGGATACGGGAGTGGTAAGACGCATATTGGTGCTATTATGTCATTGTATTTATCATCTATTAATGCTCCGATCCCTGGGATGTATGTTTCGCCGACATATAAGATGGCTAAGAGGACTATTGTTGAAACATTAGAGCAAATGATGGGGCGAAGTGGGTTAGATTACAAGTATAACAAGACTGACCATGAATTTACCATTGAGAATTGGGGTGGTAAGATTCTTATTGGGTCGGGGGAGGATCCTAATTCATTGAAAGGTGCTAATTTAGCATGGGCGGGTATTGACGAGCCATTTATACAGAAGAAGGAGGTATTTGAGCAGATGATTGCTCGTGTTCGTCATCCTGAGTCATCATTGCAGAAGTTATTTTTGACAGGGACACCAGAGCAGTTGAATTGGGGATATGATTTGGTGGAGGATCCTAATGTTTCTGTTGTATTTGGATCAACGAGGGATAACACACATTTGCCTGACACATATGTTGATAATATGGAGAAGATGTATACCGAGGAACAGATACAAGCATTCATTGATGGGAAGTTTGTTAATTTAGCACAGGGAAGGGTATGTAAATTATTTGACAGAGGGCGTCATGTAGTGAAACGGGATGACTTGGATGAGTTATTGCGTATATTCCCTATTGAATTCGGTCAAGATTTCAATGTAGATTATAATACCATAGAATTATTTGTTTACATCAATGGAACATTTTTGTTCTTCGATGAAATACGCAAATCAAATTCAAATACATTTGAGATGGTTGATGCAGTTAAGAGGAAATATCCAGGTGCGTCTATCTGCTATCCCGATGCAACGGGGAAGGCGAGAAAGACATCTTCGACGATGAGTGACCATCAGATTTTACGCAATGGTGGTATTGCGGTTCGTTGCAATTTGAAAAACCCTCCCGTTAAAGATAGGGTAAATGCGTGGAATGGGTTACTTAAAAATGACAGGATACAGATAGTTGAGGGCAGATGTCCTAAATTGATCATAGATAACGAGAGATTAGTATGGAAGAATGGGTTACCAGATCAAAAATCAGATCCGAGTTTAAGTCATGCTTTTGACGCTGCGAGTTATCCTGTATTTTTTAGACATCCAATGAAACAAGTTAAAATAAGGACAGTAAGCTGGTGATAATACAAGATTTTTCCCTCTCTGCAATCGAGAGCGGACTCAGAGAATATATTGACGGTGTTGAGGATAAACGGGAGAAAGAGAGACAGAAATTAATTTCATATTTTGAGCATAATTCCACAGATAAATATGTTAGGGATTATTTTCAAGGCACATCGCTTTCCCAAGTTCCTTTATTCACTCAAGCATTTTTAAGAAGGGCGGTCACACAAAGATCGTTAGTATATAAGAAATCCCCTATCACGAGGGCTGATGAGAAATACATCGAGGCAACGAAGGAGTTAGACACATATCGGAGGCAATTTGAGCAGTTGACCTTTTTATTGGGGACTAATGCAATGCTATCGAAGCCTCATAAGAATTGGCAACATGGAAAGAAGGAATTGGATTATTCTATTATTCCTATTTTTAAACCATTATTTGTGGAAGGGAATAAGGATCCTATTGGTATAAGTTATCCATTATACAATTATGGGCAGAATAGTGTTGGTGAGCAGACATATATTGTATGGACTGATCCGATTGACAATGCACAGGGTTTACATTTTATGGTGAAGGGTGGCAAAACAATGCCGGTGCCTGGTAACACAGACATATTCCATCCATATGATATGATGCCAATAAGTTTTGCTCATCGCAGTCCGCAAATAGCGGGTGATTTTTGGGTCGAGGGTGCAACGGACTTAGTACAGGCGAATTTACATTTAGACGTTGCATTGACTGAGTTGGCATTGGCGTATAGGTTCGATGCGGTAGGGATTAAGTGGATCAAGAATTTACCAGATGATCAGAATAGTATTGAGAGTGGTGTAGATAAATTTATTGTATTACCAACTGAGGCAGACATCGGGCGGCTCGGGAGTGCAAGTTTGGACCAATTAATCAATGCGACGAAATTCTTTGCAGAGGTTCATCTTCAAAACAATCATTTGCAAGTTAAATGGGCAAATACAGGGCAAGCTAAATCAGGTGAGTCGCTGAAGATAGAGAACATTGAGAATCTTGAGCAGAGGGAAGCAAGCATTGATGATACTTGGAGAAGTTGGGAACGCAGAAGGTTCGAGATTGATAGAAACATTTTATCAAAGCTCGGTGTTCAAGTTGACGAGAAATATTCGGTTGATTTTAAGGAACCAACAATGCCGATGAGTCAAACTGAGACTCGAGATCAATGGCAATGGGAATTTGAGCAATTTGGTGATGATCGTAAGAGGGCATATTGGTTAGAGCGTGATCCAGAGATAGAAGAAGAAACATTGCAGAAATATATACAGACAGGATTCTCATTTGGCTAAAGTAGTTCATGACTATATTGACAAGACCGATAGGTTGGTTGCGGAGATAGACAAGTCAGCGGATTCAATCCTTCGTGGTATTGATTTGAAGGAGTTACTTAAAAATCCAAGAGAATATTTGAAACAACATTCTCAGAAATTCGTTATGTCACATAAGGATAAGATAAAAGAAGGGATTGATGCGGGTAAGGAATTTGGTGAAAAGGTAATGTCGAATGTTAAAGATAGAAGTTGATATTGATATAAAGACACCTAAAGTCAAAGTTTCTGATCTTGTGAATGATATTGCGGATGAGGTAAAAAGAGATCATTTGAGCCGAGTAAATGACGGCAAAGGTGTTAATGGGTCACTTAAGTCATTAAAACCATCTACCATTGCGAGTAAGAAGGATAGAGGATACTCAAAACCAAGTACACCTTTATACGCAACAGGGAAAATGGCAAAATTAAAAGATTATAAGAAGGCTACAAAGAATGACCCTACTGCCATTGTCGGTGTAAGGGAGTCAAGGGAAGATATTGCAACATATCATCAAGAAGGAACAAGCCCACATAAAATTGAGGCTAAAAATGCACCTAACTTGCGATTTGTTACTGAGAATGGTGTCCAAATAAGGAAATCGGTAAATCATCCTGGGAACCCTAAGCGAGAATGGTTCGGAATATCTAAAAATTTAAGGGAAAAGATAGATAAAATGACTGATGACTTTACAGTAAGGTTTATAGATGGCCTTTGAAGATGCCATAATGCAAGTTTCAGATAAACAATCTGAAAAGAGTGGATTAGATATTGAAACGGCTTTATTAATTATGTTAGCATCGGGCATGACCGAAGAAGAGGTTATTATGGTTCTTGAGACTGATTTAGAGCAAGGTGGCCGAATCTTTGGAACATATCGCAATAATATTAAGAATTTGACAGGGAATGCAGTTGAATGGGGTGGTGGCAAGGCCATGAGAGCCGTTTTCGCTGCTGCCGCAATTACAGAGTTCACTTGGGTAACTGCGGGAGGAAATGTATGTCCTGATTGTGCGAGTAGGCATGGGATGACAGGGACAATGTTGCATTTTAGTCAAATAGGATTACCGAAGTCGGGGTTTTCGGTATGTAAAACGAATTGCCAATGTGTATTAGTACCATCGGGATATGAAGGGGAAAATTTGGATGAGCCTTTAAGAAGGGCTGATCGAAAAAAAGCTATCAGAGATAGCGTCTAACTCAACAAAAGAGGTTAAAAATGACTGATCAAGACATCAAGGGCGATGTAAAAACTCCAGAGGTAGCAGAACCGGAAAAGCAAGTCGCAGTTGACTCAAAAACTGAGAATAATATTCCGCAATCGCGATTCAATGAAGTGGTTGGAGAACGGAATGAATTACGAGATCGTATATCCAAATTGGAAGCGGGTCAAAAAGAAGCCAGGGAAAAGGAATTGGAAAAGCAAGGCGAATATAAAACTTTACTTGACGAATCCAAAGTTCGTATGGCTGAATTGGAGACTAAGGCAAATCAATTAGATACATATGAATCTCAGAGGCGAGAATCCATATATTCAAAACTTTCTGATGATCAAAAGAAGGTTGCGGATAATATCCCATCTTTAAGTGGGTTGGAAGTCTATGCCGAGCTAACAATTTCACAAACAATTACGAATACCGCTGAACCGGGAAGAGGTCACTCTGGTGACGTAGATCGGAATGAATTTCGGAAACGAGATTTAAAAGATCAACGTAAAAATTGGGGGGACTATCTTAATTCGTTTAAAAATTAAGGAGTCATTAAATGGCTAACGTAACCACAACAACGGCTGCCAATTTCATACCTGAACTTTGGTCAGAA